GGATCAAAAGGGATCCTGATTGTGATCTCTCTATTGTGCGATATTTATCGCACGACTGGATATTACAAAGTGTGGGACAAAGATTCCTGCCTCCTCATGGCTGACGCTGTCGGTTGTGGGATCGTCCCCGAGAACATAACGCAGGTGGTGCAAGGGTGTCTGCGACGTTCCATTTTCAATAATGGGGTTTTTCAGATGTTCGGCATTTTGACATCGGCGGGTATCCAGCGCAGGTACATACGTGCAGTATCTACCCGTGAAGAAATACAGATTATAAAAGAATACTGGTTATTGGATTCATCTGATAAAAAAGACGTCCCAACCAGCATTCTTAATAAGGTTACCTTTAAAACTGTAAATTCAGAGAAAACCACCGTTAATTTAGAAAATAATCAAGTTAATTTGCAAATCAATCCCCAAAGTAAAGGAAAGGAGAGTAAAGGAGAGAAGAGTATAGAAAAGACAGGTTCAACCGCAAAAGCGGTTTCACCCGTCTCTCCTCCATTTATTTCTCTTATTCTTCGTGATAATTCTGAATATCCAATTACTGAACGTCAGATTGGAGAATGGAAAGCGTTATATCCTGCAGCAGATATTGAGCAGGAATTTCGAAAAATGAAAGGCTGGTGTGATTCCAACCAAAGCCGCAGAAAAACAAAAAGCGGAATTAAAAAATTCATCAATTCATGGCTTTCCAGATCACAGGATCAAAAGGGATTACCGCAGCCCCAAAACAGAATGAAAAATGATTGGGATGAATATCTTAAAAACAGTATGAAAGAGATCACGCATGATTTACCTTGACGATCCGGCAGAAACCGGACTTCTGTTGGAACACAGTTCATATGGGTTTCGGGTTAATATTAACCACCCGACCGTCCTGCCGCTATACAAGCGTTACAAACACTGGAAGGGGATTCCGGGCTGGTGTCCCCTATCTGACAGCGAACGGCTGGATTTTGAAAAATACATACTGCCAAAACTGGAGGCAACAAAAAATGAGTCTTGATTACCATACACTCCCTGTAGAAAGACTTCAGCGCCGAATCGATAGTCTCATGGAAACAATCAGCTTTAATCTCCAAATCGGCAAAAGCGAATCTGTATCTTCTGCCAGGGCAGAAATAGAAATTATTCAGACCGAACTCATTCGTCGCAAAAAAGAAATGCAAAACGGGAGAAACGTTTTTCCATGAGAATTGACGACTTAAGTCAGCTTGGTCCGGCCGTCCGTGCCGAACTGGAACGTCAAATAAAGGAACGACAAAGACAAAATCAGCGAAAAGAGCACTGTAAACCGAAACGATCCGATGAGTTTGACAGTCAGCTGGAACGTGATTTTTATATGGCCGACATCCTCCCGAAAATCTTAAGCGGACAGGTGATTGATGTAGAGTTACACAAAAGTTTTGAGTTGCTTCCAAAAAGCGAGTATTGCGGCCTAAAATTGCCCTCAGCGCGTTATACTCCCGATTTCCTCATAACTTACCGGAACGGGACTATTGAAGCCATAGAAACGAAATCAAAGGCCATACGAAAGCTTCAGAGAGATTACATATACCGAAGGAGACTATTTATTGAAAAGTACTGCCGTCCGAATGGGTGGGCGTTTCGAGAAATTATTGCAAAATAAAAATGCCACTAAAATAGTGGCAGAAAGGATTCTAATATGAAAAACATTTTGTTTCCTCGTGGATGTGATTCCGCCAAAGTAATCCAGGTAATTCAAACCAAATCGGCACGTGGTGCCGGAACGGAAAACCAGCCATGCCGCATAGTTACGGAGTATTGGAGCCTTGAGGGACAGAAGTTGGCTGAAGCGGATTCTCAAGCTGACGGGCAACAGGAGGATGGGCAAGCATCAACTTTGTCTCAACCAAATGAATAAATATTTCCATGTATGACTTAAGCATTTTAAAATCTTGTTCTGGATACTTTCGCTCATAGTGAGCATAATCATTTCCTAAAATTCGAATAACATCTCCTGATGAGACAAGCTCTTGGTTTCCCAAATATTCTCCGATAGCATCATACAGACTTTTTTTGACTACGGTAGGCCTTTCTTTATGCAGCTCAACTACCGCAAAATCCTTCACAAGAATTTCAAGTGACGCGCGAAATCCTATAGCTGACAACTCAATATTTCCTTCTGATTCAGCTTTTAGTGCTTGATTGTACATATCAATAAAGCGAGGCGACAGCTTTGAAATTTCATCATTTGAATATGATAATGACACCGTTGGATATATTTCAACCGGTAAAGCTTTTTTCTGGTATACATCAATATCGTATACAACTAAATAAATCTTTCTGCAATGAGTACATACATAACTTATGATCCCATAATATTTATTTGTTTCCCTAGGAAATAGAGAACGTTGACTAATTGTTCCATCCTCATATGCATTACAGAAAGGGCAAATCATTGGCTGTTGTAACATAAAATTGAAGCTATTATTGTTTATTCCCATGCTCGCCATACAATTTTTTTCACAATATGTCATTTCTTTCATAATAATCCCCCTTATGACATACTTTACCATACCATATTTTATATATCAATTTGTTTTATTAAATTTAAATAGAATCAGTAAAATTTAGGAGGAATGTTTTGAATGGAACCAATGACGCCGGATCAGATCAAGAAACTTTTGCAGAAATATTACGACATTCCTCAAATGATTGATGAAGAGCTGGCAACGATCCGGCACTGCCAGGAAGAGCGCGGAAAGTTTTCTCTTTCCTCCCCTATTCTCTCCGGGCTGCCGACCGGCAAGGGCAGCACCAGTGATCAAACTGCGAACGCAGCCATGCGGGACAACACCGTCTATTTTGACCGGCAGATTGAATCCTGTCAAAAGCGCATTACCAGCCTGCAGGAACAGCGCGACTGGTGCCGAGTGGCATTAGGCACATTGGGACGAGCTGAACGAAGAATTCTAGAGTTGGCTTATATGGGTCCGAAAGATCGGCGTCAGCGTGAAAAGTGGAGTGGGCGTCGTCCAACATGGAAAGAAATCGCCGCGGATACAGAATACTGTGATGCCGGATGGGTCAGTCAAAAAGCAGATTCTCTTTTGAAGGATCTGTCTGATTTATCTCCACAGGAGGTCTTTAGCTGGATAAGCTGAAAACACTCCCAATTTCTCGGTGTTTCTCTTTATGACTCAAAACTTCTCACAGCCGCTCCGCTGCCAAAGTATGGTACTATAGAATTGCAGAAAACGGTAGCAAAGGAACCTTGAAAAAGATGCTTTCAGGTTTATCGCTTTTTCCTCCAATCGATCTTTTACACTCTACCGCACCGTCAGCAAAATATATGCTAAATCTCAGGTGCATAAGCCAAGGCACTAGCTATCATCTCCTAAATACTTTTTTGGTAGCCGAAACAGACGGTATATATTAAAAGGAAGGTCTGCATCAATAGCAGTACCTTCCTTCTTTGAGTATTACTAAACTTATTCTGAATTTTCTGGAGAATCATCATCGGGCGTTTTGAATTTTTTCATATTGACCCTAAGGATGCATTCGCTTCCAGCAAATTCAGCCCCGTCCCAGCTATAATCGTTTTTAGCTTTATTAATAAGCCAACTTTGAACCTTTGAAGTTACTTTCTGCATGTCAGCATCATCTGGATGATAACGATTATAAAGTTCCAGAACTTTCTCGGGTTTCACAGTTACTGTTGGAGAATTAGGACTGCAGTTGTTAGGATCAGGAAAAGGGTAAGGTTTTGACATAATATCATCTCCTTTCAATTAACATTTTATGACAATATTATAAAATATTCAACTTAAAAATCAAATAATTTCATTATTAGTTATTAATCTCGGGCCGTCCTTTTTTATACTCATTTTTAAGGAGGTGGCACAATGTTGCCATGTGATCATTGTCCGCAGAACAATACTACAAAGGCCGGGTGTCCAGCGTGTGCCCTCCCCTATTGTCCGTTGGATCCGCATCACCGTAAGGATCTCGATAAAGCGATCCGCAATCTTGAGGCTCTGCCCCGCCGTTCTATCCAGCAGGAAGCAGACCTTTGCCGGTTGCGGGTACAATGGGCTACTGACTTAATGCTGATTGGTCAGCGCCCGCCGGGTGGTGAAACTCCATGAAATCTGTTGGACGTCCTAGAAAGTATAAAAATTCTGAGGAAATGCAGAAAGCAATTGATCAGTATTTCGATAAATGCGAAGGAAATCCGTTGTTGGATGACGATGGGAAAACTGTACTGAATAAGTGGGGACACCCTATCATTTTAGATAGAAGGCCTCCAACCGTAACGGGTTTAGCGCTTGCACTGGGGTTCAATTCCAGGCAGGCGCTTCTTAATTATCAGGCACGGAGTAAGGCATTTAATGACACGCTTACGCGCGCAAAGTCCAGATGCGAGGAATACGCAGAATCAAGACTTTACGATAAAGACGGAAGCAATGGCGCAAAGTTCAGTCTTGCAAATAATTTTAAAGGCTGGTCTGAACATCCAGAAACACAGCAGTCTACCATTGCCGCTGAAGATGATCCCATTACAAAATCACTGAAAGAGGAGTTCGAGAAAAAATGAGTTTTTCGGAAAAACAAAAACAGATTCTTACTTTCCCCTACTCCGGATATTCCTCACTTATTTGTGACGGCGCAGTCCGTGCCGGCAAGACCTGCATCATGTCTTTATCGTTCGTACTTTGGGCAATGGGCAATTTCAACAGCCAAAATTTCGGGATCTGCGGTAAAACCGTTGTATCTGCAGAACGTAACATTATCCGTCCGCTAATGGGGGTTCGCTATCTACAGCAGCAATTTAAGATTCATTTTGCAAATCATGTGCTTACCATTTCCCGCGGAAACAAAAGCAATCAGTTCTATATTTTCGGAGGGAAAGACGAATCCAGCTACCAACTAATTCAGGGCATTACTCTCGCAGGTGTGCTGCTGGATGAAGTGGCCTTAATGCCCGAATCGTTCGTTAATCAGGCGCTCGCCCGTTGTTCTGTAGACGGTTCAAAGTATTGGTTCAACTGTAACCCGGAAGGTCCGCAGCACTGGTTCTATCAAGACTGGGTGCTGCATCCCGAAAAGCATAACGCCCTGCACCTGCACTTTCTGCTGGACGATAATCCCTCATTGAGCGAAGAAAAAAAGCAGGAATATTACAGCAGTTACACCGGTGTCTTTTATGATCGTTACATTCGCGGTCTCTGGGTTGTTGCCGAAGGGCGTGTTTACCCCATGTTTACCGATTCTCCTGATTCTTTTATTCGGCACGGGTCTCTTGCAGGTATTGACGGGCAGTGGTTTGTCAGCATCGATTATGGTACTCTCAATCCCTGCAGTATGGGGCTGTGGTGCGTGCAGGATCACAAAGCCACCCGAGTAAAAGAATGGTACCATGACGGGCGTAAAGAAGGTCAGTGGACAGATGAGGAATACTATGAAGCTCTCGAAAAGCTGACCGCCGGGTATTACATACGAAAAGTGATTGTTGATCCTTCTGCCGCATCCTTTCTTGAATGCATTCGGAGACATCGAAAATTCAGCGTATGGGCAGCGGATAATGACGTTCTTGACGGTATCCGAGTCACTTCTTCCCTGCTCCACGCAGGCATGTTGCAGTTTCACGAATCCTGTAAAGATATTATCCGAGAGTTCGGACTATACCGATGGGATGAAAAACAAAACTCCGATACAGTCATTAAAGAAAACGATCACGCGATGGATGATATGCGGTATTTCTGCTATACCGTACTTGCGCGTGAATTCCGCTGGGCTGACTGGAAAGCGAGGTGATTTTAAATGTTCAAAAAGTTGTTAAAATGGCTTAGATCAATGCTCAATCAAATATTCGACTCGAATAACACTCAAGACGTTATTCTATCCGAAAAAATGAGCAACTCAATAGACCTGTGGGCCAGAATGTATGAAGACGGCGGCCCTTGGTGCAATGCCAAAGCGGGACTGCACAGCTCCAAACTTCCGGTGATTATTTCTTCCGAATTTGCCCGACTGGTAACGATCGAGATGGAAGTCGATATCACCGGTTCGCCGCGTGCTGATTTTCTGCAGCAGCAGATGGATGCCTTATTTACCAAAATCCGTACCTATGTTGAACTCGGCTGTGCTCTGGGCGGCATTGTATTTAAACCATATGTGAGTGATAACCGCATTGTAATTGATGCAGTACAGGCAGATGACTTCTTTCCCACATCATTTGATACATCCAACCGCATGACCGGAAGTATTTTTATCGAACAAATCAAGCGTAAAAACAGTATTTTTACTCGTGCAGAACGTCATGAATACTTAAATGGAACACATACAATTCAAAACCGCGCGTTTGAAAGTCATTCGGCAGAATCGATTGGAACACCTATTGACCTGTCTCAGGTTCCGGAATGGGCACAGCTTACGCCGGATATACAGATTCATAATCTTGACCGGCCATTATTTGCATATTTCAGGGTACCGCAGGCGAACCGGCAGGACAGGCACTCACCCTTAGGCACTTCTGTTTTTGCGGATGCAGTGGACACCATTCGAGACTTTGACAATCAATACGGCCGATATCTTTGGGAGTTCAAAGGCGGCGAGCTTGCACTGGACGTCGCCGACGACCTGCTGCAGCACCAATCGGGCGGTAACGTACAGATGCCGGAACGTGATAAACGTCTTTACCGCGGACACAGTGTTCGTGCACAGGATCAGTCGTTCTATGAAATCTTTGCCCCTCAGCTGCGGGACGAAAGCCTTGCCCGCGGCATGAACACTATGCTCAAGCAGATTGAACTGCAGTGCGGCCTTGCATACGGAACCCTATCCGATCCGCAGGACGTTGCTAAAACCGCAACAGAAATTCAGGCATCTAAGCAGCGCAGTTTCTCTACTGTAAGAGATATTCAGAAAGCCCTTCAGGACGCTTTGGATGACCTTATCTACTCTGTTGATAAACTTGCCACACTGTATGAATTAGCGCCGCAGGGAAGTTATCAGACCGCCTATGATTGGGACGACAGCATCATTAGTGATCCGCAGCAGCGTAAACAAATGTTTTGGCAGTATGTTACTGCTGGAAAGTTTCCGATGTGGCGTTATCTAGTTGATTTTGAACACTATACCGAAAAGGACGCAAAAGCGATTGCAAATGAAGCTGCTAACAGTCTAAGCAATCCGTTTGATTTTAAGCAGCAAAAGCCGGGTGACAATAATGCTGCCACCTGAATATCTGGAACACGTCGCGGACGATATCGTAGAACTGTACAGCCAACTTGACCAGCTTATTATTCGTGATATTGTACGGCGCATCATGAAAACCGGCCGTGTTACGGATACAGCCGCCTGGCAGATTGAGAGGGTGCAGGATTCCGGCCTGCTCTATAGCGAAGTGATCGCAGAAGTTGCAAAATTCAGCGGAGCTTCAGAGCAGCAAGTTCGCGCCTTGTTTCAGGATGCTGGTGCAGAAATGCTCAAGTATGACAGCACCATATATATCGCCGCCGGACTGTCTCCCCCGCCGCTTGCCATGTCACCCGCAGCACAGCAGGTGCTAAATGCCGGACTTGCAAAGACAAGCGGATACCTGCAGAATCTCACAAAAACAACCGCTAACGGCGCACAGCAAGCTTACATCCATGCCGCAACAATCGTAGAGATGCAGGTGGACAGCGGCGCTTTTGATTACACGACGGCCATCCGCAACGCGATACGATCTGCTATTGATGACGGGAACTGGATCACTTATCCGACCGGGCATCACGACCGGTTGGATGTTGCAACCCGGCGGGCTGTAATGACCGGTGTCAATCAAACCTCGGCACAGGTAAGTCTTGCCTATGCCGACGACATG